AGAGCGAGAAGGAGTCGAAGAAGGACGGCGGTACTGGCTGAAACGCCAATTTGGAAATCGGGCTTAGTTGATCCAATAATTCGCCTTATCAGCCTAGTCATACGCCAACCTGAAATACGCTCACATTCAAGTGATCGACTCTGAGTGTCGGCGTTCCCGCGTCGGTAGTACGCACAGCCAATTCAACTGTTGCGTTCCCCAGCAGGCTCATGATTGCCACTGACGCCACGCCAAATTCGCTGTCAACCGCGAACACCTGATGATCCTGAATCGCGTCACTCTGCACGGTGCCACTGACACGAATGCCGGCCTGGACATGCACACTGCCGCTGGCCTCCAGCGTCGCGCCGTAGCTGATAAGATACTTGCCCGCCTCCGGCACGGTCAACTTTCCGCTGCCATCATGAGTCACCCCGCTTAGTTGCCCATCGGTCATGTCGGCATCGGATACCGCGTACCACGTGTTCTGCACTGCGCCAGTCTGCGCCCACGCGATGGTGTTTCCCCAGCACGAGCCGAACGGCGGTGCATCCCACACCAGGCCGGTCGTGGCCGTGCTGTCTGCTCGAAGGTATTGCCCGTTGCTACCAACGGCCTGGCGCGTGTAGCCGGTCGCTGTGCGCGTAACCAGATCACCCTTCGCCGTCAACACATCCGGGATGGCCGGAATGGTTCCCGTGCTCGTGCCTGACGTGCTGCCGCTGGCTACGCCACTGGCCGCCGCCGCATCCGGCTTGATGCTTGACAGTGACGCATCCATAGCCCGCTGCAACCGTGACAGGTATTCGGCCAGCAAGCTGTTAAGCTCCAACGTTACGCGCAGGTCACACGGACCCGTTCCCTCCTCCATCGCAATCGCCAGAATCCGATAGTCTGCGTCGATCTCGTCAGGAACGGACACATGGACGGTATCCCCGACGTTGTAATCAAGGATCGGGTAATCCGGGAACGTCGCGACCTGTAGCGCGATGCTGTTGGGTGGCGTAGCGTAGGCCGCCAGGAACACGGTATTAGCCGCGGTGATGTCGCCCGCGCTGGCCGTATTACGTACCGGCAGGTATGCCTCCTGCCTGCCGTATTCGGTGATGCTGGCTGCGTCGATGTCCTCGTCTGCCAGGTTCTCACCCTCGCCTAGCACTGCGTTGGAGATGTCGTTACCTTGCAGGGTGGTGCTGCATGCCAGCATGTTTTGCCCGTACCGAAACGCTACGGAGCTTGACCGGTCGGTGCCGGCGGACACGTAAGCGTCCAGCGTCTTGTCCGGCCTGGTGACGACTTCTAGCCCGAAGCCCTGGAGCTGGTGCAGCACGTCAAGCAGCGTCTGCCCAGACCGATATTTGAGCGACAGCGAATCGCTCCACGCAACGCTGTTGCTGTCATGCGTTGCCGAGAATGTCGTAGTCAGCAGCCCGCCGCCGCGCGCCTCATACTCCTGATAGAGAGTCAGGAATATGTCGGCTTTGGTCGCGTTGGTGAACTGTCGTTCAGATGTGTTTGCCGGGTCCATCAGGTCGGTTGGGTAGATCAACCCTTTCGCCATGCTGGCCAGCAGGCCGCGCCCTGACACCGTGATGACCCGCGCGGCCCCCTCACCGGTGTCCACATAGGTCGTGGCGATGGTCTCCATGACCCAAGCGCCGATGTCCACGTTCGCGTATCGCACCTTGACCACGTTGCCGGGTTTGAGGTTGGCCGTGGTTGCCTTTGGGTCATCTGTCGGCAAGCTGAACGACCCGCCGCCGACATCCCACAGCTGGGCAAGGTAGGATTTCTGGTGTGCGTTGTCCAGGTAGGTGAGGTAGGTACCGCCTCGGGTGTAGACGTGGAATTCCCAACACGCGGTCATGGTACGCACCCGCTTGATGTTGGCGTCAACCATTGCGCCGATGACCGTGATCTGCGTTGGCACAATGCGATCAACGTCAAGATGTGCGCCGGCTGTGGTGACCTGCGCTGGGACAATGCGATCGACGTCAACATGTGCCCCGGCCGTCGTAACCTGCGCTGGGACAATCCGGGTGACATCGAGATGGGCGCCGGCCGTGGTGATGCGTGCCGGGACAACGCCGCCCACGTCGAGATGGGCGCCAATCGTGGTAACGCGCAGCCTGGCAACAATGGTTCCCCTGGCTGACCCGCTGTTACCAACGATCCCAACCGCGACCGCATGAACTCGGATAACGGCATTGGCTGCCCCACCTTGCCCGACAACGCCCGAAGCCTCAGCGTATAGAATCGCCACATCTCAACCCCTCACGGACACGCGTCAACGGCCATGCTGATGTCGCCCGGCGAAAACTGGATGTAATCCCCGTTGGCTGCGTCCAGCGCGGTGCCCAGCGTCCAGTATGCGATGACATCCCCCGTCGTGCCGATGCTGGTGTCACACTCCCAGCAGTACCCGACATTTGGCGGGTCAGCGGTGAACTGGCCAAACAACACGGTCCCGCTGTTGGCAATCGTGCCACCACTGGCGGCCGCCCAAGTTACGGGCTGGCGGCTGTATCCGCTGGTTGTGATCTCGTGCGCCGCGAATGATGCCAGCGTTGCCGTGCCTGGCCCGGTGGGTAACGCAGTCGCCAGCGCCATGTGCATCGACGATGTAGCAGCTTCCGAGTTGCCTACACCCGCATTGACCGCCCGGTTGCGCCCGAATGTCGTCAGCTGTCCTGTCACGCTGTAATCTCCATGCCAGCCTGCATTCCATTCACCTCAGCGGTTCCCCAAACAGTACCTGTTGCCGGGTTGAGGTAGTGCGTCGTGCCCTGGTAGTATCCGAACGTTGGCGTGATCCACACGATTGTGCTCTCCGATCCTGCGTATACCGTGCCATCGACTTTAACCAAATCGGTGATTTTGTTGTAGCCCGATGTCGCCAGCGTCGCGCGGTACACGACCTGCACCAAATTGATAGCCGCAACGTATTCGGGGCAGTCATCGACCACGTACAGATCGATCTCTCCTGGCGTCACGGCTTGATTGTACGTGGTCGCGTTGTCGGGTGGAATGTCGTCAACCATCGCATAGTTGACTGTTCCGCTGCTCGGCGTCCAATCGGTCTGATCCCCATCCGCGACCGGCTCCAGATAAAACACCCCGCCCAACCCTAGCCAGGAATTTTGGTAGCTGCCCTCGGCATCATTGATCCCGATGTCATCCAAGTAGATGTTTCCAACTCCGGGTCCACCTTCGAGCTGGAAATACAACGACCGCACGTTACCGTCACCCGAAAAATCGGTATTCCCACTGTACCCGGCGCAGGTGGTACCGTTCACCTTGGCAACCAGCGCCCCGGACCCTGACACCGTGACGTGGAATTCAACCACCACCCACGCGTCGGTAGGTATCAGGACGGACCCGATCGCGAGCTCGTTGTTCGCGTTGTCGTACCAATCCAGGCTTCCCGTTCCACCGTTGTATACCAGCTCAAACTGGATTGCATTATTGTTGTCTCGGAAACCAATCAGCGTAAAGGTTCTCAGGCCCGCGATGCTATCCAGTTGCAGAGCCAACCGGCCAAATAGCTCCGTCGCGTCAATGTCCAATATCTGGCGGAAGTACGCCGTTGTGACGGCCGACAGCAAGTAAACTGAATAGGTTCCAGTGCGCTTTACGGTCGACGTGACTGCCACAGTTGCGCCAGTAGTGCCGCTTCCCCCGTTCCACTCCGTTGTCCCGGTCTCGAATCCACACGTCCACAATCTGGTCACGGCCCACCCCCTGTGCTGATAAACGGCATTCTCGGCTCAGATGTATGCATCAAGGTATGACACCGTGATAATTGGCGACCCACCCAGAGCGGTGCCGAGGTTGGACCCGGTAACGGTCAGGGTGACCGCGGTCCCGGTCGGGATTGGCAACCACACCAAATCGCCCTCGTGCGAGATGTCGCCGGACACATCGACTGTGCCGTTGGTTGCAACCCAGTTGGCACAGTCGATTGTGAGCGTTCCGCCCGCGGCCACAGTCCCCGTATACTGCACCCAATCTGCGTCGATCGTGAATTTCGGGTCAACGATCTGGCCTGTAACCTGGATGGTGCCCTGCTCATTGCGATAGGTGCCGTTATTCGCCAGCGTCAGGTTTTGCGGTGATGTGGTAATGCCCGTTGGCCCAGCGGTGGTTGCTGACTGTGCACGCCACAGCGGATCAGCCATGACGAATTCGACCACAAACCGATAGTACGGCGCAGTACCGAACGGCTCAAACGTCACCGCGCTGACCACCTCCGCCGGTGCCTGCCTGATTACGGTGCCCATCGTGTGCTTCAGCAGCCCGGTGCCGCCCGTGGCAAACAACCCGCGCAGCGCGTCCAGGTTCGCCAGAAGCTGCGCCTCCGATGCCGAGCCGCCCGTAGCCGGGTCCACGTCTTTGACCCACATCGAGAGCGAGACGCGCCGCTCGTCCAGTGGTTTCGAGGTGGTCAGGTATCGCCCGGTCTTGCCGGGGATTACCAGATTCTCCCCACGTCGCCCCGGCACATCGAAGCCCGCGCCCAGGTATTGCACGTTATAGGCGTAGGTCGTCAGATTCGTTGAGCGGAATTCCCAATCTTGTGTCATCGCCCACCCATCGGATTAAGCACTCCGACTGCCGCCAGCGTCTTGAGCGACCGCATCACGGTCGATTCGCTGGGCTGCCCGGTCGGGTTGTAGACATTGACCGTCACATTGGATGACCACGAGCTGTCGCCACCCCAGCCGCCCGACGCACCAACCGGCACCGTTGCGCCGCTGGGTGCCGGCCCGCCGATGCTGGCCATCATGTTGCCGACGTTGCGCAGCGCGTCTTGCAGCAGGCCGAACTGACTGCGGATGCCGTCTGCGATGCCCTGTATCCAACGTTTGCCAATCGACACCCCGGCTTCGTAGACTGCCTCGATGTTCAGCCCCGTGTTGAGCACCTTGGCAACTTCCTCGACCCCGCGCAGGAACGCCAGCAGGTCTTCGATCACGGCCTGCAACACCGGCAGTTCCCGCAAGTTCATTGTGAACCCGCGCAGCTTGTCCATGATGACCCGGATCGCCGACAGTAGGATATCCATCTTCGCGCCCACGTCGCCGCGGTTCAGCGCCATGATCGCGGTCAGCGCGTCGGTCATCGCTTTGATGTTGCCGAAGATCTCGCCGGCCGCCGCCGCCAACCGCTTCGCGGCCTCGATGCCCTGGGTCTGCAATTGTGCCGCCGCCGCCGCTAACCCACGGATGACGATGGGGATTGCACGCTGCAGGAACGCAACCGCGGCCCTGACTTTGGCCTCAGCGTCTGCCGTGAGTTTCATGTCGAGCAGCGCCCGAATCCCGCCAATCGTCTTGGCTAGCATGTCCATGATCTGGCTGATCGGCTCCAACACAGCCTTGGCCGATTTGAGCTGGTTGCCTGCCGGCCCGCCGAAGTGCTCCGCCAGCTTGACCAACCGCGCCATGATGATTTTGATGCGCTCAATCATCTGGTCAACCACGTTACCGACATCGACGTTATCCGACATCCCCAGCAGCAGCATCGACCCGATGGCGCCGCCGGCATCAGCCACCGCGCCCGCGCTTTGCATCATGCCTTGCGCAAACGTGATCCCAAACTGCCGGCCGCGTTCAGTCAGGTTGGACAGCGCACCCTTCTCGGCGTCCGACCCGGGGAGGTATGCCGCTGCCGCCGCTGCCATGTCGGCCGCTGCCGCCGCCACGTCGGGGATTTTGGACCGGATGCCAGCCGCAAACGCATCCCCGAACGCCTGACCCGCTGCATAGGCGCGGTCCCTCAGCGCCTCCAGGATACCCGCGATCTGGTTGGACATGTCGGTAACGATTGCGATCGTCTGGCTGCTCATGGTCGTAGCCGCGTTGACCACCGCAGAAACGATGGCCGCCCACGTTGAGGTGAACGAGGCCAACATGGTCGCGTTGGTCTGTTGCACGTTGGTCAGCATCGTCGCCAGGATGGTGGCAAGCTGGGTCTGGATTGTGACCCACGTGTTGTAGAGGTATGTTTGGATCGCCGTCCAGAACGTGATGAACGTGGTCTGCACCTGCTGCAGGTGGGTGGTAATCAGTGTCAGCATGGCCGCCAACCACGTCATGGCGAACGTCTGGATTGCCGTCCAAGTTGTTTGCAAAAACGCCTGGATCGTCATCCAAACCGTAGTGAATGATGCTTGCACCGACGCCAGCCACGCATCGAGGAACTGCTTGACCGCGTTGGCAATCGTGGTTACAGTCTGGGCCATCTGCTGCCATGCCGCTGTCAATTCGGTGACCATCTGTTTCCAGATGCGGATTTGCTCAGCCGCCTGCGCTGGGTCGGTGATCTGCTGGTCCTGGCCGTGGAGTTTGGCCCAGACTTCCTTGATCGACTCCCAGGCGTTCTGGATCGCGGTCTTGATTCGCTCCATCACACCCGACACAACCCCGAAAACCTTCTCCCATCCCTCGCTGATGACCCCAACGATTACGCCAATGACGGTAGAAATGACCGTCTTGATCGTTTCCCAGACCTCGACCAATTTGGCTTTGATCCGCTCCCACGCGCCAACCCAATCACCCGACAGCACCTGCAACACGGCAGCCACGACCTGACGCACCGTCTCAATTGCAGACTGTATCGCCTGCTTGATACCTTCCCAGACCCGCGATGCAGCGGCTTTGATGTTTTCCCAGGTGGTCGTCAGGAACGTCTTGATGTTTTCCCATGCCTGGGTGACGATCCGCTTGGCGTTGTCCATGCCGCCGACGAGGGGAGCGATGAACTCAGCCAGCTTGTTGACAATGGCAGCTTTGATGTTTTCCCAAATCCGTACCAGCCCCTCCTTCAGGCTCTCGAACGCTTGCAGAATCGCCTCTTTTGCGGCGTTCAGGGCCAGCGCGGCTTTCTCCTTGAACTGCTCCCACGTCATATCTCCGTGCAGAAATGCCTTGAAGTTAGTCCAGATTGTGCCGATGTAAGCGAACGCGCGCTTTACTGCGTCCACCACTGGCTGTAAAGCGTCACGAATGCCCAGGAAATTGTTCTCCCAGGCCAAACGGAACAGTGCAACGGCCCCGGCGACAAGGGCGATAATTGCGATTATCGGCAGAAGGGCGCTGCCAATTGCCGCGGCTGCAGCCCCTATGACGCCAGCCAAACCAGAGAAAAGGCCAATCGCGCCACCAATCGCGCCAACAATTGTGCCAATTGCGCTGATGATTGATCCAATCGCAATCAGCAGCGGCCCGACCACAACCAGGACCGCACCAATCGCAAAGGCCCATTTCGCAAAGCCAGGGTGAACCTGCATGATCTTCTGCAACATCTCGCCCGCTTTGCGGATGAACGGCGTCAGGAAGTCGCGGACAAACGGCATTGCCGCCGTAATCATGAACGTTTCAACGACGCTCTTGAACTGTTCCATTGCCGCCGCGAAACCCTGTGTACGCGCAGCCGCTTGATCCTGCATTGTCGTCGCGCCAGCAATGGCCTTTTCGTATCCTTCCCAACCCTCGGCCCCTTCGTCTACCAAGATTGACAGTGATTTGATGCCATAAGCGCCCGCGAGCATTTGCATGAATTGATCGCGCATTGCGTCGTTCATTTTCCTGGTTTCCGATGTGACACCGGGAATAGACGATGCAAGGTCGCGGTGTTTTTGCTCATACAGGGTGATTTTTGCGTTCAGTTCCGCAATCTTCTCTGCCCGCTTCGCCTCTGTGAGTGAGGTGCCTCTGACGCCAGCATTGTACTCCTCGATTGCGCTTCTTGCTGACCGTATTTTGCTCTCGTATCCTGCCAGTTCTTTTGCTTGCGCCTTGGTTGCCCCGCCCGCCTGATACGTGTACGTCGCCTGATCGTTCAGTGCGTTGCTCAAGTCTGTTACGATGCTCTTCGCAGAACGCATGTTACCAGTCGAGTCGTACAGGTTGACGCCCAACTGCTGTAATGCATCGCCCGCCTTGGTTGATGCATTGGTCATGTGCATCCACATAGCTTTGAGTGCCGTGCCTGCCTCTGCGCCCATTATCCCGCGGTCATGTAAGGCCGCCAGCTGGATGTTGACCTGCTCCACAGACATTCCCATTTGCGACGCAATAGGCCCAAAGTTGGCGTGCGCGTCAAGGAGCTGTGTAACTGATGCAGTACTGGCGTCAGCCGACTGCACCATATTGTTCATCGCGCCTGCCGTCTGTTCGACCGTCAGACCGTACTGGTTCATCGTCTGAACGGTCGCCATCGATGCCTGGTTCAGGTCAAGCTCGCTTGCAGCAGCCAGGTCTACTGCTGTGCGCAGCGCGCCATGCAGGGATGTTGTTCCAGACAAATACCCCTGCATGTCGCCAAAAATCCCTGTTGTGTCCAGGCCCGCTTTTCCGAGGTTGGTGATACCCTCTACAGCCTGACTGGCGCTGATCCCGACAAGCTCAGAGTCAGCGCCAATCTTCAGCGCAACCGCAGACCATTGTTCACCAGTTACCGCACTATCCTTCATGGTGACGTCAAGGATGTTAACCTGACTCTCGAAGTCGGCAACCTTGGCGACGGCAACGGCCATACCCGCCGCGATTGGGGCAGTCATCAGCGTTGCTTTTTTGCCAACGCCGGTGAAGCTGTCCCCAACCGAGTTGAGCTTTTGGCCCGCAGTCTGAGCGAAGTCACTCACCCCGCTGCTTACTTTTCTCAGGCCATCCACCGCGCCCGCGATATCTGCCCCAATCTTGACCATCAGCTGAGCGACAACCGTCATCGTTTCCGCCTCATGTGCGCCTGGTAGTTGGCGCGTACCTGGTCGAGTGCCTGGCTGTAGGTCAACCCACGCGTCTTGTTCGTGCGTTCTTTGACCATGCCATCGATCTCGTCACGCGCCGCCCACAGCAGCAGCTCGTGACTGCCCATCGTTGCGTCAAGTTCGGCCAGGGTCCGACCCAGCCGCTCAGCCAGATTCAGCCGATACAGCAGGTCGGACCCTGGCGCTAGGATTCCCCCCGCGCGCCATCCTGCGCGCTGGCGTCCATCCCGTTGAGCCGCATGATCTCTTTTGCCACCAATGAGATGGCAGCGCCGGAAACCGATTGCAGCGTAGTCGCGTCCTCTGGCGCGAATTCCGGGTCTACCATGCCGGCGATGAAAAGCCGCAGCTCGATGTCGGGCGAGACAACCACTTTGCCGTCATCACCCATCACCGACGCCATAAGCTCGTTGCGTTTGCCGACCGGGAATTCCCCGATCACAACGTCACCGCCCCATTGGGGCACCGGAACTGTCTCAGTTCGCAGGGGGGCAGTCAATAGCTGCCCGCGTGTTACTCGTGCCATTCGTTTACCCTCACTTCTTGGCCAGGGTGCCGTCGCCGCGGAAGTTGTAGCTCGTCTCGCCAAAGGCGTCGAAAGCCTGCGCCACCTCTTCGCCAAGGATGACCACGGTGCCGTAGTAGCCCGCGGTGCCAGACAAGAAGAACGTCACTTCAGCCTTGGTGCCGGCCAGCAAATTGGTCCACAGTGCGGTTTGCTGGCTGTCGTCGTTGTCCTTGTTGCCTTCAAAGCTGCCCGACCACTGCTTGATCCCGGCGTCGAAGCCGCGCCACGACTGCCCGAAAGCCGACGTGTCCAACTCCTCCGCTTCGACGGTCAGCGTCCAGTTCTTGATCTCGCCAACCAGCGTGCCTGCCGTACCATTTACAGTCTGATACACAACCGACCCGCTGGTGCCGCTATGAATTGCCATCATTCACCTCGTATCGTTTTTCGATCCACCGGACAACCATCAGCAGCGCGCGGCGCAGCACGAGCAGAAAGTCCCGCAGCTCGTCATTGGTTGACATCATTCAAGACCCGCCGCAGGAACGGCTGCCACTGGTCGCGCACCAGGTTGTCCCATCCGTACTCCGCATGTATCGCGGCCGATGTTGCCAGCCGCTTATCGTTCAGTTCGCCCGCCGTCATGACCATGCGTTCCTGCCACAGTGCCATGATTGCGGCTTCGATGCCCTGCACGCTGGGCGCCGCCTGCCAGGAGTCCATGTACGTCCAGTTGAGGTGCTCCGGCTCCACCAGCTCACCCCACCGCACAAGTTCAGGCATGGCGGTAAAATTGGTCACGATCACCGGACAGCCGCACGCCTGCGCCTCGATGATCGGAATCCCAAAGCCTTCGCCTTTGGACGGCGACAAGAACACGTCCGCGGCATTGTACATCATCGCCAGATACCCGGGGTCGTATCCACCAATCCACAACTTGTAACGGTTGGGAAATCTCACATGCTCCGCCAACCCCATCGCCCGCACCATCACGCCCAATTCCCCACCCTGGATGGTTTTGGTGTGGTCGGCATGAATGTACAGGATTGCTTTCTCCGGCAGTTCAGGCAGCACGGCCCGGAACGCGAGCAGCGTCTCTTCGAAGCCCTTGCGCGACGGCCATCCTTTGTTCGCTGCCACCATCACGCCCAGCCAGTCCGCGCCTTCGCAGAACTCCTTGCGGAATGCCAACACCTTGTCTTGCTCGACAATCCGGTAGACGTTCGGCTCCAGGCCGTGAGCAATGTAGGTGTTGGCGATTCCGGCCTGATCTGATTGCGCCTGCCCGAACCGAGCATACGTCAGCGGGTAGTGTGACTTTTTCACGACATCAGCCACCCGCGACGGGATAGGATCATTGTCAACCGGATACCAGGGCGCCCAGCGCGTGTACTCCGGCAGGTTCCACGTATCGGGCTTGAGCACCCAGGCGTCAATCAGCGTAATCAGCAGATCCGCCCGGAAGTGCTCACAATGCGCCCCGTACATATCGTTGCCGTATGGATCGATCCCCACCGGATAGACGGGCATTCCGTGGGCTGACAACATGCCACCTTGCAGCCCGTACCAGGCAAAGATCGCGATCTCGTCAATCTCCGGTAGTTCCTTCAGCCGGGGCAATAGGGACCGGCCCTGCACGCCATACCCGCTGTAGCACCACGGGGCATTGGAGGCGTACATGATGCGTAGCTTTTCGCGAGGCATTCAAGTTCCTTTCTGTGCTGATAATGACAGTTCTCGTACCTATGCCGGCTCCACATCGATGCGGAAGAGTCCACCTACGTGCTGGTAGATGATCCCTTCGCCCTCTTCGCCGTACTCGATGTCCGACTCCCGCCGGATGCGCTGGCACGTCCAGCCGGTCAGCGTCAGCGGGTGGTCGTTGAGTAGTACGTCGAAGCGGTCATTCATCGCGGCGATGGCGCTGCCACTGTGACCCGCCCCCACCGCCTTGACTTGGTAGACCAGGCTCTTTCGCTCGCGGTCGCGGAATGTCCAGTAATCCACCCCGGCCTGCTCGTTAAAAAGAACAAAGGGCAGCGTGGCTGTCTGCGGTGCGTACAGACGGTATACGCCCGTTGCCCCCAAGTTATTCAGGCTGCCCGTTACCGTGCCCATCGCGGTCCCGGCGTCGGCACTCAGCACGGCAAACAGTCCGGTATCGACCGCCTTCATAGTCGTTCCACCAGTTGGCCCATAGCCTTTTCAAACTGCGGCCTGACTTCTTCAGCCGCTGGCGTCATGTACGGCCTGGGTGCCGTCGCCGGGTGCGTCACCGACTTTACCGGATGCTTGGCCCCAGCCCAGAACAGCGCCTGCTTGTCTTTGGGTTTGATGACATACTCTTTGGTGCCGAACTCCACCGCTGCCGCGTACTCCATGCCGGTCGCAACCTCCGCGCTGAAACCGTCCGGTGCCACGACGGTCTGGATGCTGTTTTTCAGCGCGCCGGTGTCCACGGGCACTTTGGTTTTTGCATTGCCTTCCACATCGTAAGCGGCTTTGCGTACCATCGCGCTGGTTTCGACGGGGAACCGGGCGATGATCTCCGGCAGCCGGTTGAGCGTGATGACGATCTCTTTGCTCATTCACTCACCTCGTACCCGTAACACTGCAACGCGGTTTCCCAGGCTTCGTGCTCGTTCACGTATTCGACTTCGAACGTCCGCCCCGCGATCACGAACCTGTCACGCGCGTAAACGGTCGTTCCGGTCGGCACCGTGATTACCCACGGCTCCGAGGCCGTCAGCCGTTCGGCGATAATCTGCTCCGACCCAGCCCGGCCCGCCGGCGCAACCCGCCCCGTCACCGTGCCGACCGCTGCCCACGTCTCTGTCAGGCCGCCCATGCCGTCGCTAGCTGTCGTGTACCGCCACACCACCATTGTATCGGGCATGGTGTCGTTCTGGGTGCTGCGCATGTCGGCGATTTCGGAGGCAGAAAGGAGTGGCATCAGCTCACCTCCAAGTCACTGCGCCACATCATGCCGATGCTCATGGCTGATGTGCCCGTGGTGGTTCTGCGGTCGTAGTACTCCGCCATCTGCATGCAGTGGTCGAACCACTGCTGCCGGTTGTAACTGGCACCGTCCGCGCTGAACTGGTACAGGCCCGACTTTGCCCCGGCGAGCTCGCGCCAGCCGTGCGCCGCCGCGCCGTACAGGTCGAACGACCGACCGTCGAGATACCGCACACTCCCGCGCTGATCCGCGCTGAACGTCAGGATACCGGTTTGGTAATCAGCGGTGTAGTTGGCCGTGCCAATCGCGCTGCCGTTGGCGTCCCACACCTGCCAGTATGCGGTACCGCTGGCCACCGTTTCGATGTCTTGCTGGCCAACCAGGTATGTCTTCCAGGTCGTTGTGCCGCCGACGTTGGCAGGGACCGGCGTCAACTCGCGCCGGTACATGTCGATGCGGTAACTGTCGAGGATGGTTTGCGCCTCGGCGTTTGTCCAGACGCTGCCCGCGCTGTCTGCTACCATCTCGCGCCAACGCGTAACGAGATCAGCCAGACCTGCCCGGTATCCAGTTGCTACAGTGCCAGATGTAACGGTTCCGCTCATGTCATGCCACCGTGATCGTAATTGGATTGGCGAAATTGTAGCGCGCCAGTTGCCGCCACACATAATAGGTGCCCGCGTCCAACATGAATGCCACCTGCCCCGCCGCGTTGGTTGTGAGCGTGCCGGCTACAACCGTTGTGCCGGCACTGTCCGAGGTGACCCACACCTCAACGCCGTCAAGCGGCTGCGCGCTTTCGTCGTTAACCGTGACGGTATATTCGATTGCGCCGCTGCCTGACGCACCAGACCCCCAAGACCCATTCCCGTGCGCCGCTGACAACACCGAGTCAACTTCGGCCGCGTTTTCGGCAGCAGTCGGCAGGGAGGCCAACTGAGAATCCAGATTACCAGCCGAGCCGAACGCCGTGAGGATTTCGGC